CAAGACGCCCGTGGCCGGAGGGCAGGCGGCAGTGATCCCCGAAGCAAACACGTCTCAGGCGATCAAAGAAAAAGGGGAAGGCTTCTTCCGCGCGCTGGCCTACGACGCGACCACAGGCCAATAAGATGGAACAGATTTCGCTACCTAACGCGGTCCCTGACTTCTCCTTCCGAGTCTTGCTCGAGGGCGTGCCGTTCACGTTCCGCATGGTGTGGAGCATGCGCTCCGGATGGTACATCGGCTGCACGACCGCGGACGGGGAGACGTTGTTCTCCCGGCGCAAGGTCGTGCCCGACTGGGATCTGTTGATCGGCCTGACCGACAACCGGCGCCCCCTGGGCGTGCTGATGTTGCTGGATGCCTCCGGCCTGCACACCGAGCCGGGGCGCGACGACCTGAACACGACGCACTTTTTGTTGTACTACTCGGCCGCCGAGGTGGCTGCGAATGCCTGATCTCAAAGATCGTGTGTGGCGCATCACGATAGCCGGGATGACCATCGAGTCGCTGGATATCGAGTTCGAGATCACGCGGACGCTGAAGCTCGAGCCCAACTCGTGCTCGCTGAAGATCTACAACCTGAGCGAAGCCCACCGAGCGCAGATCGAGGAGCTCAACATCTACGACCCGAAGAAGGCCAAGGGCGGCAAGAACAAAGGCGTCAAGACGCAGGCCCAGGTGAAGTCGGGTAGTATCGTAACGCAGGTCTCAGCCGGGTACAAAGACACCGGGGCGTGTCAGCTTTTCCTCGGCGGGCTTCGCCGCGGTCTCAGCACGTGGGACGGCAAAGACTGGGTCACGGAGATCACGGGCGAGGACGGGCGCATCTTCGCGGTGCGCATCACGAGGTCGTACCCCGCCGGCACGCCCAAGCTGATCGTCGTCAAGGCGCTGATCGATGTGCTCGGGCTCGGCATCGGCAACCTTGCCGAGGTGTCGGCCGACCTGACGGGGGTGTATCCGCACGGCACGGTGCTCGACGGCCCAGCGGCCGACTTGCTCCGCACGGTGCTGCGCTCGAGCAAGCTCACGTACTCGGTGCAAGGCGGAGGCGTTCAGTTCTTGCGCATCGGGCAGGGCTCGCCCCAGCTCCGTGTAATGGCCTACGATTTGTCGGAGACCACGGGCCTCGTCGGCTCGCCGCACCGGGACGCCACGGGGGAAGTGCTGTGCCGCACGCTGCTCGTGCCCGACATCAACCCGGGCGGATATGTGAAGCTCACCTCGAAGCACATCAACGGCGTGTTCCGCGTGATGGCCGTCCAGCACACGGGCTCGACGTTCGGCAACGACTGGTACCACGATCTTTCTCTTTTGCCGGCGTAGGCTATCCTAACGGGTGGACGCGAACCTAATCGGCGGCTTGACCCTTGGCGAAGTGTTGACGGACGCGGCCGACGCGCGCGAGCGCAACTTCGGCGTGGCGCTGCCCGGCATCATCGTCTCCTACGACTCGGGCACGCAGACCGCGAGCGTACAGCCCGCCGTCAACCGCTGGGTGCCCGACGAGTCGTCCCCGGACGAGGACCTATCCGAGCCGCTGCCCGTACTTCAGTCCGTGCCCGTGATGTGGCCCAAGGGCCGCAACTTCGCGTTCGCCGGCACGCTGTCCGCGGGCGACCCCGTGTTGTTGGTGTGTATCGACCGTGATATGTCGGGCTGGCGCTCTTCGGGCGCGCAGTCAGACCCCCAAGACGCGCGCCTGCACGATTGGGCGTCCGCCGTCGCCATCCCCGGCCTGGTGCCTTCTACGACGTCCTTCTCGCCCGCGCCCACGGACGCGGCGGCGCTGGCTAACGTGCTTGACACCCTAGGCAGAGCCGTCGCCACGCTGGGCGGAGCGGCCCCCGGCCCCCCGAGCGTGATAGTGGCGACCCTGCCCGACGTAGCCGCCGCGGTGAATGCGATCATCCTGGCCTTCCGTGTCGCGTGGCCGGCGATTGGGTCCGGCACCGTCGGGTCTGCCGTCCTGAAGTTGGGGAGCTGAACATGGAGCTGGGCTACGCTCGCGTGGCAGGTGGGTCGGCCAGGTAGCATGCCATACTGAAACCGGAGGCTAGCCATCGAACTCGGTTGCACACTTACAGCGACAGGCGCAAACCCGACCGTCGGTGACCTCGAGCTCACCGCCACCGGTGGCGAGGTCGTGCGCACGGACCTCGGCGAAGAGGTCGCGCAACGCCTGCGCGTAAGATTGCTCTTCTTCAAGGGCGAGTGGTTCCTGAACCTCGATGAGGGTTTGCCCTACTACCAATCAGTCTTGGTCAAGGGTTTGCAGGAGAAGGTCATTCGTTCGGTGTTCGGGGCCGCAATCCAGGGGACGCCTGGCGTAAACCAACTCCTTTCGCTGACCTACGAAATCAGCACCGCGCGGCGACTGTCGTTGGCCTTCAAGTGCAAGCTCGAAGACGGCTCGACGTTCACCTCCACGTCCTACCCCCCGTTCATCATCGCCCAGTAGCACCCGTGCTACCTTGACACTATGTCGGGTGTCGATTCCACGGGCTTCGAGAGCAAAACCGTACTCGAAATCCAGGACGAGATCAACGACTCGCTCCTGGGGGCCGTGTCCCCCACGCTGGACCTCAGCGCGAGTTCACTTCTTGGTGAGTTCGTAGGCGCCACCGCTAGCCAGCTCGGGCAGCTCTGGGAGGCCGCGGAGGACATCTACGCGGGCGAGGACATCGACCAAGCCACCGGCGACCGCCTGACGGCGCTGTGCCGCGAGACGGGCACGAACCGCAACGCGTCGACCTACTCCACGGCATTGATGACGGTCACGCTGGCTGCGGGCATCTACGCCGCGGGCTCGCTGATCGTCAACGTCGTGGGCGACGCCACCTTGATCTTCGACAACGATTCGTCGATCGACGCGGGGGCCGGCGGGGTGCTCACTGACCAGGCGTTCACTGCCCAGAGCATCGGCCCCATCCGCGCGAACGCGGCCACGCTCACCACCATCACCTCCCCGCTCCCGGGTTTCACCGTACCGACGAACCCCGCGGAAGCCACGGTAGGTCTGGACGAAGAGACCGACTACGCGCTCCGCCTCCGCCAGAAGACCGAGCTCGCGCGCCGGGGCTCGCACACGGTGGATGCGATTCGGGTCGACCTCATGGATGCCGGCATCGGCATCACGTCGTGCTCAGTTATCGAGAACGATACCGACGCGACCGTGGACTCAATCCCACCCCACTCATTCGAGGCACTCGTCCTCGGCGGCACGACGCAAGACGTCGTTGACGCGGTCTTCGAGGCCAAGCCCGCGGGCATCCGCGCCTACGGCACCACCTCGGGCACGGCGGTCGACGACCAAGGGAACTCCCACACGATCGGTTTCACGCGCCCAGCCGAGGTCCCGATCTACGTGGACGTGGCCGTGACGATTTTCTCCGGCTCCTACGTCGGCGACACGGCGCTGAAGACGGCCATCACCGACTGGGCGAGCTACTCGCTGTTCGTGGGGTACGACGTCCTCATCGCAAAGATCGTGTCGATCTGCATGAACCTCGAAGGCGTGATCGATTGCTCGGTCGAAGTGGGCCTCGGCCCCACGATCACGGGCACGGCCGCCGCGAACTACACCATCACGTCGCGTCAATACGCCACCATCGCCGACGTAGCACACATCGCGATCGCGCAGACCATACGCACAGCCCCGCCATGACGCACGGCTGGGTAACCGGCTCGTGTCAAGATGAGGAAACATGAAACAGATCACCTTCAGCGGCAGCACTCCAGGCGCGGACTCGACCGAGTACACGCTCTATGACTCGACCACGGAGTCAGTAACCTGGCTCGCTTATACCGAGTCGGCCCGCTATAGGCTCGCTTTGAAGCACTCGCACCTGGGGACGATCAAGGCTTACGCGCAGGCGGGGCGGTCCGGGACGTGGGTGCAGTTCTACCAGAAGGCTGTACGCACGCCGGCCGCATCGGTACGCATGCACACGACATCCATCCCGATCGCCACCCACGCCGACATCAAGGTCACGTGGGTCAACGGCGGTTCGGCGCAGACCACGTGGTACGTCGGCCAGGCGCTGCTCTCCGCCGCCGAAGACGACAACGCGCGGCGCGACCTAGCGGATGTCGTCCCGGGCCCGCTCGCGTCGCTCTCGAACTTCTCTGCCGCCACCGCGACCACGCATGCGGTGTTCACGATCCCGACCGCTTGGCTCGGCCAGCGCGTCCGGGTCCGCTCGAAGGGCGCCACGACTTGGGTCGTGTTCGGCACCTCGAGCGGCGTCGAGGCCAACCGCTCAACCGTCGTGTCCGGCACCCCGCCCGCATGGACCGGCGCGGTTACAATCGCTGACCCCATCCCTGACGGGACCTCGGCGGATTTCTACGTCGATCCGAGCTGGACCCACTGGTCGCACGAAGCGGACGCGGTCGGGTCCATCACCATCATCCTCTCGGACTACGAACAGACCGACCTGCCCGACTAACCCATGTCCGACCCTGATCCCATCACAGGAGCCGTAGATGGCGTGTACTCCCAGAACACGGAGCACTCCGCCGAGGCGATCTCGCACCTAATCACTTTCTTCAGAGAAGGGCCTCGAAACCAGGCCGTGCTTGCTGCCGTCATGGAGCAGGTGCAGGAGGTGGAAGACTTACTGTGGTACATCAAGAACGGTTTCGACGTCAACACCGCAGTCGGGGAACAGCTCGACTTCATTGGGAAAAGAGTAGGCGAAGGCCGGCAGGATCGGCTGGACGCTGAATACCGCGGAGCGATCCGCGTGCGCATCCTCATCAACATGTCCACGGGCACGATGAACGAGCTCCTGGCGATTTGTGATGGCATCAACCCGACGGGCATCTTCATCGCCCGCGAGCTCTACCCCGCCGCGATCAGCATCGAGGCAGACACGTTCGGGGCCACATCCCTCGCGGCAGCCTACCGGATGTTGTTCGCGGCCAAGACCGCGGGCGTGCGCCTCCATCTTGTCGTGGGCCCGTCGGCGTCGCTGGGCTCGAGCGACGGCGCGCCCGCAGGGGGTGAGCTGGGATCAAGCGACGGATCGCCTGCGGGCTTCGTTTTGGGGTCAGGGCGATAGCACACAGTGCTAGGCTGAGGGATGGCCAAACCGACCACTATCCCGAGTTGGGCAACCGACGCCACCTACACGACCTCTCCGAGCGCGGGCGAGAACACCACGGCCACAGTTATCGTACCCGTGGCGGGATACAAGGAGCAAGGCTTCGTTCCCGGGCTGACGTTTGTGAGCCAATACACGAACTGGTTCATGTATTACGTCGGTCTGTGGATGACGTACCTCAACGGGCTGAACTCTGACGCGCAGTTTCTCGCGCTCACGTGGGCCTGGACGGGGGCGCACACCTTCACGCCTTCCACGGTGGCTACGACCGCCGTCACGGGCACAGGCAACACGACCGGTGCGGGCGTGCGCGGCGTCGCGGGCGCGACGGGCACAGGCGGGTCTTTCGTAGGGGGCAGCACTTCCGGGTACGGTCTCACAGCGATACCGGAGGTGAGGCCAGTTGCAATCAAACCGTTGTAC